CAAACGCTGTGCGACGCTCAAGCCGGCTCAGATCAAGTCAACCCTCTTTGTGTTTGTGCGGGCGGTGATCGTCAACCCGACCTTTTCCAGTCAGACAAAGGCCGAGTGTACTTCAAAAATTACCGACGTTATCGAGCCCAAGCCAAAATTCATCAAGGATATCCTCGCGACGGGCGTCCTCGATGACCTCGTCTCCAAGGGCCTCTCCCAAAGTGAGAAGGAGCTCAAGAAAACAGATGGGTCCAAAAAGTCGCGAATTACTGGCATCCCGAAGCTCGACGACGCCAACTGGGCCGGTACCCACAAGTCGCACGAGTGCACGCTTATTATTACCGAGGGTGACTCGGCAAAGGCGCTTGCTATTGCTGGCTTGAGTGTTGTGGGGCGTAATGCATTCGGAGTGTTTCCGCTCCGGGGTAAGCCTCGTAACGTTCGTGACGCCTCCGTTAAACAGGTTACGGATAATGAAGAGTTTTCCAACCTGAAAAAGATCCTCGGGCTTCAACATGGCAAGGTATATAATTCACTGAGAGAATTGCGGTACGGTCGCCTCATGATTATGACCGACGCAGATCTCGACGGCAGTCACATCAAGGGTCTTGTCCTAAATATGTTCCACGTCTACTGGCCCAAGCTGATTGAACTTGGGTTTGTGGTGAGCATGGTGACCCCTGTTATCAAGGCTGGCAAGGTGTGGTACTTTACTGAAGATGAGTTCAGGGCTGCAGCCCCTGTGAGCGGTACTGTGAAGTACTACAAGGGTCTGGGCACCTCCACGAGCGTCGAGGCCAAAGAATATTTCAAGAAGATCGATCAACTCACCGTCAAGTTCACACAGGATGTTGAAACCGACAAGTCTATGGTGCTCGCATTTGCCAAGACGCAGGCTGACGAGCGCAAGGAGTGGCTGACGCATCACATGGCCTCGCCACCAGAGGGAGTGCCGTACGGACACGTCCAGAACCTTACAGTCACTGATTTTGTTCATCGTGACCTTGCGAACTTTAGCGCCGAAGATATCAAGCGGTCTATTCCACACGTGGCGGACGGCCTCAAGCCTTCACAGCGCAAGGTGATCTACGCATGCCTCAAGAAAAACCTGACGTCAGACATGAAGGTGGCGCAGCTGTCGGGCTACGTGGCTGAGCAAACGGCCTATCACCACGGTGAGGCGTCGCTCCAGGGCACCATTGTCAACCTTGCTCAGAACTTTGTCGGTGCAAATAACCTGAACTTACTCGAGCCGTCTGGCCAGTTTGGGACCCGGCTTGCGGGTGGCAAGGATGCTGCGAGCTCCCGTTACATCTTCACCCGTCTAGCACCAGTGACACGAAAGATTTTCGATCCGTCGGACGATCAGGTGCTCAAGTACAACTTCGATGACGGTCAGAGGGTCGAGCCGGAGTTTTACAGTCCGGTGCTTCCGATGATCCTGGTCAACGGTGCGGAAGGCATCGGGACGGGGTTCAGTTGCTACGTGCCACCTTACAGTGTCGATGTAATCAAGCACAACATTCGCTGTGCACTTGACCAGGTGGCTATGGCGGCGATGGTGCCTCACTTCAAGGGATTTCGGGGCGGTACCACAAAGACCAAGGACCACACGTGGGTCCTCAGCGGCGTCGCGTCCAAGGAGGGGGCGCAAATTCACGTGACCGAATTGCCTCCTGGAAAGTGGATCCAGGACTACAAGGAGTTTCTCGATGACCTCTGTGAAAAGGGAACAATTCAAAAGTACGAAAATCACTCGTCGGAGACTGCACCCGACTTTCGCATCTGGGGGTGGACCGGAAGTGATGATAACATGTACCGTGAGCTCGGTATGACCAAGACAATTCATACTAGCAATATGTACCTGATTGGCCCGAATGGTGCCGTGAAGAAATATGCCAGCCCAGAGGAGATCCTTGTCGACTATATTGATATTCGAATTGGAATTTACAAGCAGAGGAAGTCTCACCTGCTCAAGGAACTCGATGCACAAATCCATTGGCTTTCCGAAAAGGCTCGTTTCATTGATGCGGTGGCTGTCACCCCACGCATGCACGTCTTCAACGTACCTTTGGAGCATATCCACAATCAACTTCGGCGCGAGAAATTTGCAGAGGCAATCTGGCCCAAGCTACTCGACATCAAGACTTACCAGTACACTAAGGAGGAGGTGACCAAACTGAACACGCTACGTCAGCAGAAGGTGGATGAGCGCGTGGCACTCAAGGCGATGAGTGTGGTGCAGATGTGGAAAAATAACCTCAACAATTTGTAGTTAGGAATGAATGACCTGTATGTAGATTTACTCAGGTTTTTCAGACCCCCAAAATCACCTTCGCGCTCACAACCTCAACAGGCCCCAGCACCCACCCCTGCGGAGAGCACCTCCGCCGGACAGCCACCCACCCCCGTCCAAGTCAATGGGTTTTACAAAGCGACTTCTGCAAACACAATTACATTCTACGCAATAACTGCATGGCCTTTATTGACACCCACACAACTCATGCCCATCAGCCCCGGGTGGACGGTCAGTGGTCTCACTGGCGTTGCTGGTAATGTTATCGTAACAAAAGCAGCAAACACACCTGGAGGGGTGAGGGCTGAAAAATACATCGTCCAGCCTTACAATTGGTATTTCGAATGCCAAACAGATACAGTACAGGCCATCACGGACACGCACTACGCAACCGGGATCACTCTTTATCCACCTGATAGCACAAGTTTCTTCCTTTCATCCGTCTACAACGGGACTATTAAAGGTTTTTATATGATCGACAGGAACATCCCTGTGTTTTACCTGACGGAGGCGGCGCCTTTCAATTTCACAAAGGGGTGGACGGTGAAGGGCCTTCCTACATTGACAGGTAACGTGACAGTCAATTCATTTTCGACAATTCCTGGAAGTGTTGTGACTAGCTCTATTGACGTGCCCGGAAAGCGGCGGCAGCTCATATCAAATACTTACATTGCATATGCGTTTTTGAATACAGAATATGCAGTTCCTAATTCATCCAATCCAGTGTACACGAGCGCCACCGTCCAGGCACCAATGAAAATTTCAATTCAATATGGTGCATCTGTGAGTACTAGTAATGTTGATGAGATAAATCAGATTGTGACGGTCAGTCAGAATATCATAGGAGGAAACCCCGCGCCTCTCCGTGACATCGGGGACATGAAGGACACACCAAGCTTTCAAGAAGAATACAAAGAAGTGACTAAAACGGGGTACAATTCAGCAACCACAATGTCATTGTACGCACTTGGTCCTCAAGAAAAATACGTCCATGGAAAGGACGACACTGACTGGAACACGTACTTCCCACAGCATTCAAATTTCGTCATGTACCAGAGAAATTCCCCAATTTCAGGCAGTTCATTCCTCGGACAGACAATCACTCTCGAGTTCCGCCCGCAAGAGCTTGGAGATCTCCTTTCAAATATGTATTTTAAATGCACATTGCCAGGGCTGACGTCCACATCGAATGCATACACAAATCAGGTGGGTCGGGCCATATTAAAACAGGTTGATTTCATTATTAACGACACTGTGGTAGAAACCATATACGATGACTGGTTCTATATCCATGATCAGGTGTTCCTAGACGCGGACGAGCAGATTGCCATGTTTGGTGCAGTGAATGGAGGTCTCAATTCAAATATCAATTCGACATCGACTACTAACGTCATAGTCCCTTTAGAGTTCTTCTTCTGTCGCAGGTATTCTCATGCGAATAAAAATCATGAACGGATCAGACGGCCATATTTCCCAATGTGTGCCATGTGGAACCAGAAGATGTACATAAAAATTCAATTTAACCCGTGGGTCTGGATCACGGATGACTTGCCTGCCCAAGACATCAGTAATCCTTCGCTCATATTTGAGGAAATCAAATTGACTGATGAAGAGCGCCTGTTTTATAAATCCACCCCTTTACGGTACATAGTTAACAGAGTGCGGAAGGAATCCACTCTGTCGTTCACATCTACCAATCCCCAAATTCAAATGACCGCAAGTTTCCCAGTTCAGATGATCACATGGTTCATTAGAAACAAGACTTATGAGGGAATTAAAGACGGTCGGTATTATGATGCACGGTACAACTACGGATATACGACAAACTATATTCAGACTGCAGTGCCACTGAATTTCGTATCAGGTCTAGTGAATTACATCGACGTGATTGATAATGCCAAAATTACATTGAATAACGTTGACATTCTGAGCACTTTTCAAGGTTCCCTTTATTATTCATTCAAACAGCCTATGGAACACGGCCTGTCTATTCCGTCTAAGAGTATCTACATGTACTCATTTGGGATCAATCCAAAAGAGTACAATCAGGGGGGGTATATCAATTTTTCTAAATTAAACTCGCAGACAACACGGCTTGCTTTACAGTTTTCGCAGCAATATTCGAGTGAAATTACACAGGGGTACAATCTGTACGTGTTTTATTATGGATACAGTATTCTGGAATTTCAGGGAGGGTTTGCACGGCTTCCTTTTGTGTAATCAGGTATTCGATAATTCCGTTCGTTATACACCACCGGATGAAATTCAGTTGGGCTACGGTGGTCGTCAGACCCATAAACGAAATGCGCTCGG